GCTGCATGAGCCTCTCTGCCATCACAAACACACCGTGCGATACGAATTTCCGCGAGCTTGCCAGCCATATTCAGTCCCTCACCAAACAAGTCTTGCCTTCAGGAGACATCAAGAATCTATGCATTTCAGAAGCGGCAAACTTGGAGTCTTTAGCATTAAGCTGATACCCATCACGTATTGCTTTTTCAAACAATATGAATGGGATACATGCTATCTGCCTTCCCCAAGTGCCACCTCTTGCCTTGTCACCCAGGTCCCGTATGGCACCTGGGTTCTTACGCAGTTCGCTGTTCCTGTCAAGGATGATGCTCTCAGTTGGCTGGGTGGTACGGTGTATAAGTTTCTCAGCACTCTCGTCAAAGAGTATCTCAGACTTTATTACAGTGTCCATAACCACCCTTCCGCTCAAGATGCAGTCATCGCAGCAGTGGTGCTGATGTTACCGATAATGCCATGGGCTTTCTCGGTGTTAACAACCAGCGTCCAATCGACAGACATCTGACGATTCTCTGCAAGACCAGTCTTGGCCAGAACATCCGTACGATAACCCTGCAGGTAGCACAGAGAGATGTACTCAGGATCAAGGATGAAGACATCTGCCGCAGTAGTGGTCGCAGTGTAGGTCTGTTGCAGACGGTTCGGAACCATGGTGAGAGTTCCAAAGTCCGTTACAAAGACGTTCACAGAACCAAGCGCAGCTGCTGATTCCCTGCTCTTGCCCTGGTCACTCATGATGGTAGCAACACGAGCGGAAGCGGTGAACAGGTACTCAGATATCTTGCGAATAATCGCAGGAACAGTCATCAGCTTGGTAGGATCTCCACCTTCATTGTAGATGGATTCTACGGCATCGCGGATGTTATCCTCAGTAATAGCTACTGCTGCAGCATCTGGAGTGCGAGCAACGGTAAGACCAGTGCTGAGGTTGAATCCACCAGCAGTACCATTGATATGCGTGGTTTCAATCCAAGAGGGAAGGCCACCAGCCTTACCAGCAGTGTTGCTCCCGTTGTCTGCAACCGAGGCCTGGTTGTAAAGAGCAATTGCTTCAACGTCACGCTTCAGCTCTTGCTGGCGGCGCATAAGTTGGTAAGCAAGCTCCTTAGTACGACCAATAAGATCAGAAGCATCAGCACGGTATGACACCCGCACAATCTTGTCAGAAATTTGGCAATGGTTGCCAACACGATGACCAGTAGCCGTGTCATTACCAGAGGCATCTGCACCGTCAATGACAGCGTTTGCAACATCCGGTGCGGCCAGTTCATCAGTCGTCCACTCCTTGTAAGAGTTTTTGGTACTGGTAGAGCCAACCATGTCAGTGAATGGGAGCGGGATCTTAGAAATATCCCAGATCTTATCCATTACATCTTCACGAATAAGACCACCTTTTGTTACACCTTTAAGATCTGCAGCATCCAAATTTGTCGAAGCCATTATAAACCACCTGTAAGAAGTTCAGTTATTGCAGCCGCCTGGGCATCTCGTTTGTTTGCTCCAGTGGCACGTTTTGCCTGTTTAGTCAATTTTGCCAATTTTGAGACAGGTTTTGCAACTCTGCCAACACTCTTCTGAAAGTTCGGAACTGGGACAGATACTTTCTTCTTGGCGACAGAAGCACCGTCATTATACCTCTTGGCATCCTTGATAAGCTCAATCAAACGAGCATCAGATACTTGAGCGAAATCAGCGTCTGTGAACCCATACTTATCACTCAAGAATGACTTCATTCCAGTCATGTCCTTTTTGAACACTTCTGGATCATTCCAAGTAGGGTTGTTCATAAGCATCTTTTCTCGCTGCTGTTTCAAATGCTCTCGATGAGCGAGAGTCATCTTCTCAGCCTCTTGCCTTCCCAACTGTTCACGCTCTTGCGCCATAGCTTCTTGAGCTTGCTGCAGTTCCTGGGCTCTTGCTGCGTAATCCTGCCTTGCTGCAGCATACTCTGCAGGGTTCTCAGTACGCAATTTGTTCCAGTCAATAGCTTCAAACTCAGAAACAGTCTTAGAGGTAAGATAGTTGAGAAACACCTCTGCATTATCAAGTTTTGTCTTGTAGACTTGTTCCAAACTCTTTGCTTGGGCCTCAAACGCTTTGCGCTCTTCTGCAAATGCTTGCTGCTTCTGCGTCAAAGCTTTGTTAATTTGATACCCAGCAATAAGATCCTGTACCTTTACTGTAGAGACTTCTCCGTTGATTTTGACATTAACCCCTTTGAGGTTGCCATCATCATCAAAGCTGAGTTGTTCCTCTTTAATTCCAAGTACAGATTCCCAAGAAGGGCTGGATTCTTCCTCAGATGATTCTTGCTCGTTAGACTCACTGGTTTGCTCGTCTTCGGCAGTATCAGTTTCTTCGGTTTCACCACCAACTTCTTCGTCATCCTGCTCTGGTTCAACAGGATTAAGCAATGCCCCAATCTCTTCCAATGCATCAGGCTTCCGCGTGGGAGTTGCTACTGCATTGACTTGAGGACTTTCTAGTTTACCCATTACACACCTTCCAATGTTTTAGCTGCCAGTTTACCTGTGTTAATAATGGCCAGCACCTCATGCTCCAATGACTCAAGTACCATATACAGTCTCTTGACTTCCAGAAGCTTTTCAGGTTCGCTGACACTTATCTCACAGAAAAATTGAAACAAATCCTTTCTCTTGTCTTCAATAAAGCTTTTGATGAAATCATTGTAACTACGCTGCGCCTTTTGGCCAAGCTCTACTTCAAGTTCAAGCTTTTCAATCTTTGCGTCGTTCATGAGTTCACCGTTGCTTTATTAGCCATGTAATTTTCATTCTCTTGAGCTGCCTTTTCCGCTTCGATGCGCGTCAATTCAATAGCAGCAAGAGTGTTCATATTGTCATACTTGAACTGCAATTCAGCATCTTTGCCATACCTCTCTGCCACAGCCTTGGCTTCTTCAAGCTGCTGTTTAAGAGAATCAAGCTCAGCATTGTGAATAAAATTAGTGCGATCAAGTTTAAGTTTGGCATCCTCTGCCATGGCTTTATACTTGATTGATTCAAGCTGAGAGTTGGCTTTTGTAACTTCTGCCTGCGAGATAGCAAGTTCAGATTTAAGCATGACTTGCTGAATCTCTTCTTGCTTCTGGTTGTTCATAGCAGTCATTTGCTGGACACTCTGGGCCATCTGTTGTCCTTCAGGAGACTCAGGATCCATGAAATACCGTGAAGCACCATTAAGACCAGAGAACTTACAAAAGTCATCAATTGCTGTAAATACATTCTTTGGAGACAACAGTGTTTGACTAGGGTTAGCCAGTATCTTTTCCTGAATAGCAAGAACCTGGGTAATTGCTGCAATCTTGGCTGCCTGATTCCCTGAGCCAGTACCTACACGAACAGTAGAGCTGGTTCTATCACACCAAGCACTAGGCTGAATCTTTTGCCATACGCCACGGAATCTGAAGTCTACAACAGCATCAATATGCCGCATAGCCAGATCACGTATCTTAACACAAAGCGGCTTAACGCCTGTTTCAGCGATGACCCTGACAATCAGGCCAACAAGTTCTTCCTTGGCATTAAGAAGGCGATCAACACCTTCTGATCCAACTCTGTCACCAATACTGGTTGGGGTAGCATTCCCGTCTGGATCTACGCCTGTGCGCCCTGCTCGAACACGGTCAAGATACTCAAGCATGTTGTAAGATTCTTGCCCAAGCGGGGGTGTAGCAATAGGCATGATGGCATCAAGACGCTTGACACGCACTATTCCGCCTGGGCGCGAGATCAGCAGGTCATCAATGTTTACCTGGTTCTCAACAACAGCAGTGCGCTGGTTATTTTGGAGATACATGTTGTCAAGAATGTTACGCCAGATAGCAGTTTTCTGGTCCTGCAATTGCTTAAGACGATCAAAGATAGACAAACCCATGAACTTGTGGGACATCAGGAATGCAGTGGTAGAAACCCAAGGATAATCCTCGATTTCATCCATTCCAATGATGTCAGTAGGCACATCTCCATCTGTAATAACAGTGATCTTCATTTTCTTGGAAATGCCTGTGTTATCCACATCTATTTCCATGAAACACTCTGCAACATCCTTCAGAGCTTGTGACTCATCAGCAGAATCAGACTCAGTGATTGTCTCATTCTGCAGAGAAAATCTGTATTCCTTGTCATAATCAGTTGAGCTGTCAGGAAAGGTGTCTGCCTGAGCCTTGGTCACACCATAATACTTGATCAACTCGCTGACAGTTTTCTGCATCATATGTGCAGTAAAGCGCGCATTGGACAAGTTTATAGAGTTGTGATTGGCATTTACTCTGAAGTCTTCTGGAGCAACCGGATCAACGTAGATTTTACCACGTTCCCTGGTTACTGAGACTTTGACATCGTATAAAAAGACAGGTCGATTCATCTCAGACAGTAATGCCTGCCGTTGCTGTTCTGATAACTGCGGACCGACCTGTTGAAGTTGCTGCTGAATCAGCTGAACTTTCTGAGTAGTCTGTGCCTCATCAACATACTCAGACTTTTCAACTAACTCCACCCCCTCAGCAGCAAGCAATACTTGAAGTTGCTCTTCTGTGATTCCTGTGTAGTTGCCAATTTTGACAAAGAACTCTTTGGCGTAGTACGCCTTAAGAATGCCATTTCGCTGGAGAAGGGCATCTTTGACAAACTGATGAAGAATAATGAATCCATCATTCTGCTTCATCAATACTTCATAGACATATTCAGATTCAAGCTCTGCTTGGCGCTCATCACCTTCATGGACAGGATCGAAAATAACAATCTCATTGTTCTGAGTGAATGACTTCATGATCTGTGGCATGATCCATTCAATTGCATCAGCCACATCAGTTGATACTACAGTTGAACCGCCGTCTGTTTCCTTACCATTTGGACGGCCAAGGTAATAAGATAGTGGCTGCTCGAAATCAGGCAAATTGTTGTTTGCCATTGATAGTTCGCTGGCTATAATAGACAGGATTCTATCATCACTCATACAATGCGCCTGCTAGAACTTGAATAGTCAATACTAGAATTACTATACCCGCCAATAACTCTATTATCACCCACAGCACCTAAGAATAAATATTGACAGGCATCCGACACGTGCGAATATCTATTCTTATCCGGTTTATCCTGAAATTTCATCTCACCAGATACTTGCAGTCTCTTGTACTTATACCCACCTGCACAAGCTTTGCGCAACATTGGACAACCTGGGCCTATCATAAATGCTGGATATCCAGCCATATCCAATCTGCACATATAGTCTGCGACAACTTCACGCCGCACCTCAATGTCATTTGTATACGCGGGCCAAACCACTAATCCCACGTTTTCCAACATCTGGAAAGGTGTGGTCTCATCGGTCTGAGCACGTTGACTCCCTGCTGGGTCACCATAGAGCTCTATCTTAAAGTCTTTATATTTAGTGCTAAGCAGTTTGTGTAGAAGCCTGCCAAAATTCACTGCGCCCATGTCGAACGTAACCAGCTCGTCCACTAGCACAACTTGACCAGATGGGGTCTCTTGTCCGATCACTGCTGCAGGAGTAAGTCCAAAGTCGATCCCTACGTACAGCGTCCGCTTCGGATTTAGCTGAATAGGGTTCGAAGTACTATGCACGTCGTCTTTATATTCTGGATAAACGGGTTTGCCATCTGCAATAAACCCATACTTACCATGAACGTACACGTTTATCCACTCCTGATCCTTACCACCGATCATATTCTGATAGTAATTCGGTGGCAAATTGTTAATATTCTCCGCCTCTGATGATAAGCCACTCGGCTGCTTGAAAATAGCGTAATTGTCTGGCAGGTCCTCCTCAAATAGCTTATAATACCAGTGGTCTGAATCCGGAGGGTTGGTGTCCATTATCAACCCGAACCATGTGGGTCCACCCTCTCTCTTTGATGGATACCTACCTAAGCGTCCAATCCCCATGTCCAGGATCGCTTTTGGAATTTCCCTTGCCTCATTTATCCACATGCCAGTCATTTCCAATGACAACAGCTTTTTGATGTCGTTCGGCCTGTCAAGCGCACGGAATAAGAATTCTGCGTGCATACGAGTTCCATCTGGAAGCGCCATTTCCAACAGGAATTTTGAGTGCATTGCGCTAAATGAACCAAACCTTTTAGGAATCCAATCAAAGAAGGACTCCATTGTTGTGTCCAATAGCTCCCTATAGGTATTACGCACTACGACCCAACGGGTTTTGCGTACTCCTTCATAGGGCGCTTGGTGCAAAGACTTTAACAACATTTCAAGTATACAGGCTACGGACTTACCACTACCAATTGGTCCCATTATCGTGCGCACAAACTTATCGCTATTGTGAAATAGCCGCATAGTCTTAGACGCTACGTACTCTGGGACCATATCATTCCTTGGCGATATCGATCTTCATAGAGAACAGATTACCATCGTCCTTGGGTTTGATCTCAATAGTTCGCAACTCCGGCTCCACATAGCGTGCTATCGTCCTATGGCAGTCAAACCGTAGGCGAAGGTCTGCACCTGGGTCAGCCGAAATTTTTAGAATTGAGATTAGAGGATGGTAGTCAGGCTCTATACCCTGAAGCATACTCAAAACTCTCTCGTTCATATAAATCCTCCACTATAAACTACATAGTACTGCGCAATGCACCCTATGTACACTACTTGGTTAAAAAATAATTTATAGCGGAGTTACTACGCCTAAGCCCTAGGCATGGTTACTATAACTTATAGCAAAGCACTAAGCACCTGGTTCTGTGCGCAGGTGTCCGTAGACGTAGACTTAGACATAGGCCCCCCCTCGCCGCGCGCCGACGCACTACTGGTATCAGCAACCTTGTCGGGTGCCTAGTCCACAGAGGCGCAGCGCCACAGAGGCTGGGCAAGACAGCAGCGTAGCACTACAGCAGCGTAGTACCACAGGGCTGTGCAATGCGGCAGTGTGGTAGTGTAGCGCTGCGGATGCTGAACAATCGAAGTGCTGGTTTGCCATACTGCCGTACATCCGGGCTACGGACCGCGGCAGTGGTGCGTAGTTACAATCCGTTACAATCAATTACATTTCTCATATAAATCTTTACACACTTTAACACGTCCTACCTGTAGAATGATTATGTTGCAGTTAACAACTCGCTGATAGCGAGCTGCAAGGGCAGAGCTATGTCTACAATTACCGGAGATTTTCCCATGACTACTATCGCTTCTAGTACCACTGTCGCCACTACCAACACCATCGCCCAAGCTGAAGTCATTCAGGCCGCGGCCACTGTAACTGAGCTGCTTCTGATGATCGACCCCGTCACTGAGAAGACCTCTAAAAAGGATCTTGCTCAGACGATCAACGACCTCAAAGACATCATGATGATGATCAACACCAAAGTCGAAGGGCTTATCTCGAAGCCCGTTGAACAGCCCAAGCCGATCATCGAAGGGCCCCGTCGCCGTGGACCCAAGTCCCTCGGGGTTATGACTGACCGCATCGCCTGGGAGATCAACTTCGGGATGTATAAAGGCCAGACTGCTAAGTACATCGCCCTTCGGGAAGGCCTCTCCCTTGGTCAAGTCTACTCAGTCAAAGGCGGTTACACCTTCCGCCATGTCGACAAGAACAGCTTCACCAACGAAGCCGCCAGTGGTGATGCCAACGAAGCCGCCAGTGGTGATGCCAACGAAGCCGCCAGTGGTGATGCCAACGAAGCCGCCAGTGGTGATGTCAACGAAGCCGCCAGTGGTGATGCCACTGCCTAACCACTAAGCGGCTCATCAGAGCCGCTGATTCTTTCCAATAAGGGGCGAAGCGATTCGCCCCTTATTTTTTTTGCCCGAATCCCAGGTGCGTAGTCCCAGCTTTTGGCAACTTCGGCAACTTCGGCAACTTCGCTTAAACCATGACGGCCTGCGGCAACGCACGGAGTGCGACGCACTTGGGACGTGCCTCTACTATAAAACTATAAGTGGTTTTGCCCCAGGTCTACGCACTAATAAAAATAACTATATAAAACAACGGCTTATGCCATTACTATATAACTATAAAACTATAACTATTTTTAACATTTATATATAATATTAAAAATATATAAAAATAGCGCTCTGAGCATCGTAACTATCACATTCCATAAATCCATATTTCTATTTCCTTCCACTTCTTTTTTTATAGTTATATAGTAATATAGTAGAAGAGAAGTCATGGATAACCAAATTGCTAATAAAAACAACAGCTTATGGTGAATGGGAGCGCTACTATACACGAACTAAAAATGATGGCATAAACTATATGGAAAGTCAACTTATAGTTTATAGATCCACGCAGTGTGCCTAGTGCGTAGCTATAAAACTATAAGTGACATAAAATTTATAGTAAATTATGGATCTATGGGACAGTGCTACTACTATATAACTACGTTTGACATTATTTATATAGTAATTGTGGGTGATAAGTAACCAATTTGGCTATGTTTTAATCAATATAGACTAGTGCGAAGACTTTGTGTAATCGTGTGTAATCGTGTGTAACCATGGTCATAACACATATTATGTGTAAACTTGTGTAAACTTGTGATAATTACGTATATATTGCGTTATTTAGGTGTAATCACGAGTGAAACCTTGCCTACGCCCAAGCAGTCTGCTGGCCATTATGGTCTAAGGGGCATGGGGCGTAGTGATTCCATATAGTAACCACACCTAATCACAATTATTAAATTATGTTAATATATCCTTTGTTTACTTCACAATCAATGTTGCAGTATAATTAAACCTGGTTAGCCACCTGGACTAATCACTATCCATTAACTGAGGAATTTATTATGGCTCTAAGCAAAAAAGGTAAGCCCGTAGAAGCACCTGTGGTAGAGGCTCCGTCCGACCTCTTCGCGGAGGCGGCTGAAGCCACGCCAGCACCTATGGTTGAAGAGGTTACTGCCCAAGATGAGGGACAACTTGAATCCAGCCCAGCCGTTGCGACCGGTCAAAGGTTCTCTAAAGGGCATATGCCGTTGCCCCTCGTGTGGTTCATTAAATTCAAGGAGACTGGGACCGTATTGGAAATCGCTAAGAAGTATTTCACTACGCCTGGGAAGATCACGGATATTACGAAGGGAAGCAATCAGAAATATATCGTGGAGAATATGAAGTGGTCGAAGGAGGAGATCGCTGATGCGGTAGAGACCATCAAAGAGAACTTCGTGCGTGGTCAAGACCTGACTAACCCCACGAAGCGACAGCTGGCTACTTCCACTATGGAAGACGCGGCCTACTCGCTCTCCATCCTGGAGAAAATGGCCACTATGGAGTATCCCGAAGATGCCGTAGGGTTGTCGGTAGCCAAACAAGGAAGTCCCCGTGCGAAGCGCGGAGGCAAAGGGAAGAGTGACAAGGTCGAAGCGGTTGCCGAGGAGGAGACTACAGCCGCAACAGCCGCAACAGCCATGGAGAACGACGAAGCGGTGGACGACCTGTTGAGCTAATCTCAGGTAGTAGAAGAGGGACTCTAACGAGTCCCTTTTTTATGCCTATCATCTGTAAAAATACAGGTTTACTCGAGTATTAGGGTGTAGTAAGATAGTCTTACGGTGAATACCGTAATCAACCCAACCAATGGAGACACGAAAATGTTCTTATTCAAAGCCGTAATTGACGAAAAAGCCGTAATGGGACGTGAATATAAAATCATGGGTAAGCTCAATAAAGAGACCTATTACATCATCGGGGGTGATAGACATGTTATTGCAAATAGTGACAAATTGAGACAATATGAACAGCCTGCACACTTCCACAAAGCCGAAGCCGAAGCCATGGTAATTCGCTTGAACAACGGCGAGGTTTTTGAGGTTAGACACTAATAAAGATGACTAGGGCCTAGGCCCTAGTCACTATTATCTAGTCACTAGGAGATAGAGCGATGAGAAAGTTGAGAGATAGCGAGAGAGATAAGGGACACTTGGCCCTCGTGCTCGGTGCATGCCAAGCCGTATCTGGAAGCAATGGAGACAATGGGTAGTATAGAGGAAGACTACTATGCAGACCCAGGACGGGAGATAGTGTTGTACTTCTTATCCAATGCTACTAATTGGCGAGGTGCGGAGGCTAAGAGAATCAAAGCTGAGTTGAGAGGAATGCTGTGATGAAAATAGTGCGAAGAAGCCCGTTTAGTGGCAAGGTAAATGTGATGGACATCAACGTGACCCCGGAGCAACTTGACCTGTGGCAGAGAGGAGAGTTAATTCAGAGGGCAATGCCCAATGTCTCTGCTGATGAGAGGGAGTTCATTATGACTGGGATCACTCCTGAGGAGTGGCCTAGAGAGTGGGATGAGACCTTTAATAATTGCTGTGACGAGTAATGGTAAGAGGTCGTAAACCTGTAGAAATACAGGTTTACTTCCGACACAAGGATATAGTATGATAGCCTTGTGTCTGAAGTAAACCGTAACATAGAGGATAGAGCATGTTTAAGATATCGATCGGGGCCGTAGCGCGTTGGAATCCGTGTCATTACGGATTTATCAGGTTGCTCAACCATAGGGTAGGCCAGCTGGAGAATATGGGCACATTCCAGGACTGGGAAGGTCACACGAAAGAGTTCCCGTTGGCTGAGGTGCTTAGGTCTAACCCTATGGAAGACGCACTGTGGGCCTTGAGGTGCTACCCGGATAGCCAGGTATGGAGAAAGTTCGCAGTGTGGATGGTAGCCAATCCCTGTACTTTGAGGTTCTTGGGACCTGAGTTTATCACTGGTCTTAATGTGGCTCGGGAGCTGTCAACCAATGACAATTCATTGGTTAGGACATTGGCGAGGGAGACCAATGACCATCTTCGTAAGCTGCTTCGGGAAATGGAATGTGACGACGACAGCGAAGACTATGTGAAGAAAGGATATCTGGAGAAGTATGAGATGGGATACTGTGCACTGTACACTCTGTCGGAGAAATTGCATTTGTTCCAGTGCAGTATTTATAGCAACATAGTAAATACTCTGAGGTACAATAAGGAAGAGTTGGAGTTGTTCAAGACCATTGTAGAGAAGATGTTTATCCAAATCGCAACGACAGGAGAAATGGTATGACCATAATGATATCGCTTGGGGCCATAGCGCGTAGTGGTCCGTGTACAGAAGGATTCAATCGGATCCTGTATCTCAGAACGGGTTATCATACAGAGAATCCAAATAGGTATGTGAACGACATTGAAGAGTTTCCGTTCTCTAAGTGCTTCGAGTCTAATGACATTGATGATTTGCTCTGGGCCCTTAGGGCGATGCCCGAACATCACAGGCTTTGGAGACGGTTCAACTTGTGGATGATGAGGTCAATAAGCCATCGGGTAGACGAGCCGTTCCTGGAAATATTTGGTATATGTGAAGACTTCCTGGATGATAAGATATCCGAGACAGAACTCATAGCTCATGAGGATAGGTTTTACAAATTGGTCAAAAAGCACTACGGGCCAGGATTGTATGGAAATGGTGAGTATGCGATTCATAGGTCGATGCTGGCATTGCTTAATGTGTACCCACAAGAGTGCTCCAGTCTGATCTATTCATATAGGCAATCACTACTGAAAATCTTTAGTGACAAAGCATTGCTTGCACACACGGTAAGAGCAAGGCTGTTCGAGCTTGTTGAGTCAGAGGAATGGATAGACACAAATGTGGATGTGGCCGTACCTGAGAGGAAGTTGTCGATCAATGATCGGATGAATAATCTGGAGCAGAGGTTGACTTTTGTTGAAAGAGCAATAGGGGCAGATGATGGAAAGTAAAGGTATGACGAAGGGGCAGTACGAAGTGTTCGAAGAGGCGTATCTACAGCTTGTCGTGGCTGTGGAGATGAACGAAGCTGGATTTGTACTTTCTGAGCAAAGGAGGATCAAGATCAAAGATCTGATCCAGGAGATGTTCGATATCATGCTGACAATCAACGTGGAGAAATACAAATGAAGACCCAAGACCTGAAAGTGGCAAAGATGGCTCTCTTTTACACACCAAAGAGTGTGGAGGAGATTCAAAACTGGATTGAAGCCCATCCTAAAGATGAGCGAGCTCATCTGTACACGGCCATGGGAATGACCTGGAATTTCTTAGCTGAGCTGATCGAGCGACATAACGAACTTAATAATAAAAGTGTTTAATTTTGTAACCGCATATGTACTTTGGCTATAAAGTATAGTATAATGTTATTGCTAAGTGACCCCTAAGCGGGTCACTTTTTTCATTGCGGAGGGGTTAGTATTGAGCGATAATAACTGGGCCTCTAAGGCCATATCAATAATAGACAAGTTCGATGCATTCATAATTCCACTACTCAAGTCCAATAAGCCAGCAGCAAAGGTTAATCTAGACAAATGGTTATCACATCCAGAGTACGACCCGTCATACAATGTACCTACACAAAATGCAAATACACTTAATAAGTGGGCTAAGACCTTCCCAGGTTATGGCGTAGTGCCTCGTGATAAGTTCATAGTTATAGACGTAGACGTAAAGGAAGGGCAGAATGGACGAAACTCACTGATATTTCTATCAAATAATGGGCTTGACATCCAGACCTTCGCTGTAAAGACCCCATCTGGAGGTCTTCATCTATATTTTAAGCCACCTCATCACTATATACCAAGTGCAGCCGTAGGCACCAGGGTGCTATTTGAGAATGCCTTGGTACAATCAGAATGGGATGAGCTACAAAAGGATGCACCATCTAGCGGTATAGACGTGCGATGGGGCTGGAGCTACGTGGTAGGACCTGGTAGCAACTTTCCAGAAAAAGGGCTATATTCAATAAGACAAAACCTTCCACTAAAATCGATTCCAACATCCATATCCATAGGTGTAAGAAAGGTAGTAAATAAAACCCTTAAAGTAGCGGACAAGAGCGAAGACCCATTACAGTTTGGGTCGCTAATAACACACGGTAGAAATAACCACGCCCTTCAGTATACCTTTAGACTGTTCAACATGCCTGGCCTGCTTCGTGATGAAGCATTAGTACTCATCAGAGAGATGCAGAAGTGGTATGACACCAATCCAAGCCTTGGTTCACCGCCATCTTATGACGAAATGGTTAGCATGTATGACCGAGCAGGTGAGAAAATCTCTAAAGATATAGAGTCCATCCTGTCTAAGTGTGTATATGTAAAAGACAATGCCACTGTATACGAAACAGAGTCAATGTCTAGCTACCCAGTGGATGCATTCAGGATATACATGAAGCAATTCATGGTAACAGTCCCTTCAGACAATGGTAAAGACAAAAGAATCAATCCAATAGACCTATTTTTAGAGAATCCTGACCGGCCGACAGTAGAGTCATTGATATATGACTCATCAGAGCCCAGTGGAATCATAACCCTACCCGATGGAAACAAGTACTTCAATACATTCATTAAAAGAGTAATTCCAGATGCTGAGAAAACCGAAGTAGGATTCCTCATATTCGAGGCCTTTGAGTGGCTGCTTAATAATGTGCTCACCAATCCTCAAGACCGCTTATGGTTTAAGAGATGGGTTGCTGTGCTCATATTCGACCTTAAATACAGGCCCTCATGGAGCTTCTACATTCACAGTAATGTTAGAGGCGTAGGCAAAGACCTTCTGGCATCAGTTGTAGAGCAATTGTACGGTAAGTCCAATACTTTTAGAGCAGACACAACACTATTCACTGACCAGTTCAACGCGGACCTGTTCCGCTATGGACTATGCATACTATCTGACTTTACCAGTGTCTCTAGAAACAAGTATGACCAAGTCAATTCATCATTTAAGCGAATTTCTGGTAGTGACAGTGGTAGATGCAGAGACTTGTATGTTAGGGGTAAGCAGAATCCATTGAGTGTGAGATTCCTAATGCTGGCAAATAGCGAGATGGATTTCCCCATTGATTCTGGTGATAGACGGATATACATTGCCCGATCTGAAGGCACCTCACTTAATCCAAATAGGGGTGGTACTGAATATAGCCAGCGAGTGGCAATATTGATAGGCTGTCTAGTAAATCTTGAGAGAATGAGTCCACAATTGATCGAGTCTGCTGGACTTGTAGTAACACAGGCCGATGTAGACTCTGCAATGTGTATGATAAGGGACATGTTATTTGAGGTAGATTGGAAAATTATGTATAAGTACAGAGATTGTCCATATACGGAGTACAAATCAGAGATTGAGTCTAGCAATGAGCCTAGATTTGTCAAGATATTTAGAGAGCATGTAGAGCATAGGCTTAGGGTTGTGAAGTCAGACATAGTCACCAAGAACAGCCTTGAAGTCTTTCTGAAGTATATAAACTGCAATACGGATATAGACACGGTAGTCTCTATGCTGAAGCGATTGGGTCTCATAACACCTGTCTACTTAACATTGGATACATCATCAAGAGCCCAGCCCACCGTTCCAATGCTTGCATATGATGAAGACACAGACATGCTCATAGCCATTGGTGAGCCAAAGAGGTGTTCTGGTGCATATTATGTTAGAAATCCAGATAGATGGGGTGCGACTGTCAAGGTGAATGTAAAAGATGTGGCTCTTGAGTATATGAAGTATGTAGGTATATCGGGGATGTCAATAACTCAAAAAGTTAGGGGCAAGGTAGTTGATCTACACGGATGAGCATATTTATAGAGCCATAGAGCTTCGTACTTTGTCTATAAATGTGAAGGGTTCACTATGTTTAATCAGAGACAATGTAAATCTCAATGGCTCTCTCAACTATTTCGATTTGTATCCATACAATGGATACTTTACAAACCCTTATTACATACTACCAACCGATCTTATAGGGTCCATGGAGCGTGAATCAGTACTATTACTATTACACTATGTTAACCAGTACCCAACAAAGTTTACTCACGGCGAGCTAATGGATATTGCCGATGTGTTTAATAAGCACAACATGAAGTTAGCTCACTATAACGGATTTATAAACATATGCCTATAGGTGATAATATGTACAGCATAGACTTAGAAACTGCTCCAATAAACCCATCCACCAATCCCTATGCACTGGAGCCATACCGGGCAGGTAAGGACTCCATGATAACACTATTCTCCATACACGGCCCTCATGGTTACTCCGCTCTGTATCACTACAAAATGGATAACTTTATAGACCTGATGAAGAGTGAGATGATGCAATTGAAGGGCAAAGTAGTGTATTGTCACAATGCCATATTCGATGTATCATTCTTGCTCGCTACTCTGGGCAAGGAGTATGTAGATGGAGTTCGTTGGAGAGATACGGCAATACTTTACAAATGGTTGGTAAACGGTCAAAAGGCTTCGGATATGCACTTATCATACTCTTTGAAGGCCTGTGTGCAAAGGGCATTGAAAGATCATCCAGATACACCTAGATTCTTAAATGTAAAATCAGAATCTGTGGCAGCAGGTGAAAACTTTGACTATTGGCTTGATCGTGCAATACTGGACAGCAAACTTACTTTGGCATTAGCAGAGAGACTTGAGTCTAGGTTAGAGGGTGATAATAGCGGTTATATTGTAACATGTAATGCCATATTGCCCATAGCTGAAGGATATGTTAAAGGTATTGGTGTAGACGAGGGATATCTCAGACACTACTCTGAAGAACTAGTTACCCATCAGAAAGAGTTGTTGGATGACCTGAATATCAAAGGTTCTGTCATAACATCCAGCAAGCAGTTAGCAGATCTGTTGTTCTATAGGTGGAATCTGGAGCCAGAGGGCTTAACTCCTAAAGGTGAGCCATCAGTATCTGTAGACAACTTGTTGCGTATACAACAGAAGTCCAAAGATGCCCGATTGGACAAGGTGATGGAATATCGAAACCTGTCTACAATCAATAGCAAGTATATACAAGGCTTTTATAGGAGTTTCAACTACCTGAAATCCCACACTATCCATGGTCAGCCCAGGCTACTAAGCACGAACACCGGTAGAATGACCTATAGCACTAAGTTCTTTGATAAAGAGGACTTTCAAACCTCTATCGCTATGCACCAACTGCCTAGAAAGAATAAGGCCATAAAGCGATGCCTCAGACCACCTGAAGGGTACAAAGTATTGTACATGGACGTAAGCAGCCAAGAAGGCCGCATCATGGCTATCCAAGCCAATGAGGAGAACATGATACGGTCTTACAACGAAGGAATATGTCTGCATGCGGATCTTACCGAAGCCATCTTTGGTACACCTTATGAAGATATATTTAGGGCCAATATTGATGGTCATCCAAAAGAGCTGGTAGAGCAGCGACAAGCTGGGAAGCTTACTAATTTGTCGAGTTTCTATAGGATAGGTGCGAAGGCCTTAGCAGCGAAGTTCTTTACCACGTATGGGTATGATATATCCATACAAACGGCCCAATCTTATCTCAGAGCATTCTCTATCAAGAATCCAGGAGTAAGAGAGTACTGGAAGACAGCAATAGCAAATGCAAAGCGAACAGGGTATGCCGAAGCTTGGGGCGGCTGGAAGTATAGAATAGATACTCTGGACTGGAAGGGTGAGAGTAATGCTATAAACCATCCCATACAGGGCAGTGGTGCTATACAGATCTATGCCACTATCTCTATAATGAACAAGAACTTCCCGGAGCTCATCTTAGTGTCTCAGGTACACGATTCACTAGCTTATTTCATACCTGAAAAGGATTGCATTAAGACTGCTAAAGCTATAAGAGACTTTCTGAACTCTTATAACTATGGTTACTTGCTTAACTTTAACCAGACTGTTCCAATAATTGTGGATGCACATATTGGAGACAATTTCGCTGACCTGAGGAGTATCAACAATGGGTGACATAATCCCAACCATAGCTTTATCTTATAGTAGGTTGTCTGACTATAGACAATGTCCTCTTAAGTTTAAGAGTAAATACATAGACAAGGACTATCCTGATGAATCAGATAATCCTAGCTTTGTAAAAGGAACAGCTATCCATAAGCAGTTGGAAAACTATGTAAAATGGCGTACAGGTCTTATTCAAGACAAGCCATCGCTTGGTGTGCATGCCAACAACATGGTAGGACTTATCGATAAGCTCCATGCCAGCTGTAATGGTAACATCCATTCAGAGAGACAGTTTGCTCTGGACCATGACTGGAATCCATGTGACTGGTTTGGACCTCCGAAGGTTGTAAAGTATAGGCTGGTAGTAGACTTTTTAGGGTTCGAGTCCAGTAAGAAGCTGATCGTTGGAGACTTCAAGTCTGGTAAGGTTAGACCTTATGAAGACTATCCAGAATCACAGCTCAGGTTGACAGCCTGTGCATGCTTCCATTTGTTTCCACAAGTCGAGTCCATATCCACTGTATACTGGTTTGTGGAACATAAGAAAAGCATTGTGGTAGAGTTCGACAGGTCCAATCTCGAAGAGATGAAGGACGTATTTAATAAGGCTTACAATGATGTGCAGATGGAGAAGGAGTTTAATCATAAAAAGAATCAATATTGCAATTGGTGTAAGCATGTGAGCTGTCCGGTAAAAGTGTGAGCTGTCCGGTAAAAGTGTGATGTTCTCCAGAGTTTTTAGTTTTATTTTAACAATAGGTATACCAGCAACTAAAAACTCTGGACGCTATGAGGATTGTTATGAAAGAGTCAGTTGTACAAAGGTGGGTCAGAGAGCGACTAATGTCTGCATTTGGTCATAATATATACATTTTTAAGGTCCCACAAGGCCAGTATGCGTCCAGGAGAGGTATTCCAGACTTGTGCTGCTGCATAAATGGCCGATTTGTATCTATAGAGGTCAAGACAGACGTCGGAACGTTAACGGCTCTACAAAGTAATGAGATCAAAAACATTAAAACAGCGGGAGGTATAGCATTCACTATATTCGGTAAAGATGATGCATTGTTAAACGAGTTTATAAGGAGCATGAATGAGCACAGTACAGAAGCAAGTTAAGTTCAATGGTGTTGATTGTAAGGTGACTTTTACCACATCATCTGTATTAGTGGTAGTCAAAGCCGAAGGGCTTAGGACTGGTATAACAACCTATGGGCCCGACAGTAAGAATAAGAAAGAGTGCCTAACAAAACTACTGAGATCTGTGACATGACATATGAATACTATGGAGATATGAGACCCTTCCAGCATCAGCTTGAGACAATAAAGTTCATGCTGGCCAATAAGAAAGCCTATATATTTTTAGATATGGGTCTCGGAAAATCTGCCTGCTCCCTATGGTTTCTGGATATGTTGTTTGAACACAAGAAAATCAAGAAAGCCTTGATAATATCACCATTAAGCACAATATATTCCGTATGGGTAAATGAGATAAAGAAAATCTGCCCATATAGAAAATATGCCGTAGTGCATGGTAACAAGGCCGATAGACTAGAGGCCCTTTCAAGTGATGCAAGCATTCTTATAACCAATACGGATTGCCCTAGAAATTACGAGAAAGAGTTGATGGATGTTAACGCGGATGTTATAATAATTGATGAGGTGACTAACTTTGCAAAGTCTTCTTCACAAAGATCTAAGTCTTTACAAAAAATCACCAAAAGATGCAAGGCGGTATATGGTCTGACTGGGTCACCAGTAGCTGGCGGACTGATTAACTCTTTTGGATTGGCCAAGGTGGTAAACCCTAGTGCATTGCCTACAGGCTATTTTACACGATATAGGGACCTGATTCTATACCAGGTCAATATGTATGAATACATACCTAGACCGAATGCTTTAGAGATAGTGAACAAAACCCTTTCTCCATCTATAAAGTATAGGTTAGAGGATGTTATCGATCTTCCACCAATTATGTACGAAACCAGACATGTAGAATTACCTGCAACCACCATGAGCCTATTCAAGACCATGCTGGAGCACCAGATAGCTGAGGTAAGGGAGGGACTAATAACAGCAGCCACTGCTGGAGTGAAGGCCATACGGTTATTGCAGATTTTAACAGGCTCTACCAAGACAGAGGATGGTCAAGTAGTGTACACGGATATACACCCTAGACTAGATGAACTACTGAGTATTTATGAGTCCGCTGGAAACAAGCTGGTCATATTTACCCAGTCAGTAAGGTCAGTCCATATAATAACGGATTTTCTAAAGTCCAAGGGTATATTTGCGGAGTACATATATGGAGAAGTGACCAATAGGGAAAGGTCTGATATCATAGATAGATTTCAGACTATGGATGAAGGGGTGTTAGTAGCACAGTATAAGACCGTATCTCATGGAATAACATTGACCAAGTCCCATGTCATAGTATTCTTTGGTCCGGTAGCCGGTAATGAGCTATATAGACAAGCCATACGGAGAATCCGCAGGATTGGTCAGACTCGTAGGCAGGTCATAGTAAAGATGGTGTCCACAAAGTTCGAAGAAAAGATCTTCGATAAACTGGATAACGAAGAACTAACCGCCCAATCTTTGCTTGATCTATACAGTGGTGATATTGATTAACCCTGTGTACTTTTATATTTACTTGAGTTATAATATATATGCTGGATGAACCAGCCACAATTAAGGAGCCTCATATGATTAGTGACATTGTTCAAGAGTATCGTGATGTAAGAGCAGGCCTCGATGCTGCAAGAAAAGCATTTGAAAAGTACGAAAAATCCTGTAAGACAAGAATGCAAGAATTAGAAGTAATAATGCTGGACAAGTGCAATGAGATGGGTGTAGACTCGTTTAGCACAGAGAATGGAACCGTCTTCCGTACTACCAAAACCTATGCTAGACTGTCCCAAGGTATGGAGGCAGCCGAGTTGAGGCAGATGTATACACTGAAGACTGGTGACTTTGGGTTGTTTACTGCGCATGTAAACAAGACCCATGCAAAGGAATTGCTAGATGCTGGTGTCAATCTGGCAGAGGTCGGAATCGACTGGGTAGTTGAAGACACCGTTCAATTCAGAAAGTAGGAGATAGATCATGAGTAAAGAGCTAACTGTTCCAGATTATCTTAAGGCGATGGTTGCATCTGGAGAAGTCGTATCAACTGTAAATCAGATGAATGTAGCAAATTCAGGAATACCGAGAATTTCTACTAAGGGCAAGGTGTTTAGACAGAGAGATGATAGCAATGAAGTAAAGCTGGGTCAATCCATTGATGTCGTCATAGTTGGCATGAGTCCAGAGTATGGCTTGGCACATACATACTACAAGGACGGATATACTCCTGACAGTAATGATCCACCCGACTGCTCCAGCCAAGACGGCATTAAGCCGGACTATTGGATATCTAAGCCTGTTAGCTCTCTGTGTGCTAACTGCCCTAACCAGTCTTGGGGCTCCGCAAAGAGTATGAGCGGTAAGAAGGCTAAGGCTTGTAAGGATAGCAAGCAGTTGTATGTTGCAATGGCGAAGGACTTCGGCGGAGATCCAAAGAGTTGTAAACTGTGGGGACTGTCCGTAACAGTAAACTCTCTCAAAAACTTTTCCAACTATGGAAAACAGCTGGCGGCTAATGGAATACCATCGCCGCACTTCGTTGTAACCAATATATCCATGGACGAGGACGAAGCGGTTCCAAAATTAGTCTTCTCTATCAGAGGCGTACTGAACGAAGCCCTTGGTAAGGAGTCTAATATCCGTAACAAGGCAAAAGAGTGGGATTCCTTCTCCAGTGTGGAACCTCAACGAGCCCTTTCACAAACCATTCCCACTGTGCCAGATGATGAAGAGGAACCTGCAGTCAAACCTGCATCCTCTGCATCCGATCTGCTGGAAAGCTGGTAATAACTAAGGAGGCGGGGCACAAGGTGCCCCGATTGACATGAGTGATGCATTGATTTTAACCCTAGGACATGGCTCCAGTGCCATATACATAAAGGATGACAAGGTAGTAAATGGTTATCAGACTGAGAGGATATCCGGAGATAAGTCTGACTCCAGATTTCCAGCCATGGCTATAGAAGAAATCATGAGGTATGATAACATCCAAAAAGACATACCTATAATGGTGTCTCATTGGTCTCCATCTGGAAACATCTACTCTCTTAGCAAGAAACACTGGAATCCAGAATACCTGAAGCGAGAGTTTCCAGATTCTGAGACTTACTTCTGCAATGTCAACTTTACCCACCACATGGCTCATGCCATGTCTGCCATGAGTTACACTGGACCTATGCCTGACGACACATGGGTGATAGTGGCTGATGGATTTGGTAATTGTTCAGAGGTTCTGTCCATATATAAAATTCATAAGGGGGTCTTAACAGTTGTTGATAAAATCAGAGGGTATTGTAGTTCATTGGGATTGCTGTATCAGTATGCTACTGATTATGTCGGCATGAAGATGAATCAGGACGAGTGGAAGATGAATGCCTATGCATGCTGCATAGACAAATCGAAGATTCCGTCTCTTAAAGCCATAGCCAATATCATGATTTCTGAGATACTTAGGAATCACCAAGATAAGTCGGTAGGCCATTTTGATGACCCTGTAGTATTCCATTCATCACTTAGCTATACTCATCTACAAGTCACAACATCTTTATCCAGATGGTTTAAGCCGGAAAATGTGGCTGAGATTGCTTTCACTATGCAGAAGGTAGTTGAGAGGGTGCTTGGCTTCTACATATCTGGATATGGTATGAAGAGGGTAGTACTTGTCGGTGGGGTGTTTATGAATGTCCAGCTCAATGAGCACATATGCAACCTTGTTGACACAATAGCTGTCATGCCACTTAGTGGAGATTGCGGGGCGGGTCTAGGTATATTCAAGTCAATCAATCCTTCCTTCAAACTGAATGACTCATTTTGTTGGGGTAAGAGATCTTTGATAGGGTTGGAGGCCCCTAATCTCGAGTATAGCCATGATGTGGAGACAGATCTGATCACACTTCTGGATAAGGGATTGATAGTAAATGTGGTCAGATCTAATATGGAGTTCGGTGAGAGGGCTTATTGCAATACTAGTACTATAGCTGCGCCCATAATCAGTAATGCTATGAAGATAAATGAACTAAATAGCCGTAATCACATAATGCCCATGGCTCCGGTGATGACTAGAGACCAGTACCACTCCCTGTTTGAGAATACTGAGAAAGTTCATAAGTCTGTAGAGCATATGATTATGTCACTTAGATACAAAGGAAACTCTGATGATCTGAGTGGAGTTCGTCACTATATTCCAGATCTGGATGCATATACAGGCAGACCTCAGGTGGTTGATGAGGATCACTATATGCACAAGGTATGCAGTAAGTTCGGTCCGCTTATTAACACTAGCTTCAATGCCCATGGGAGGCCTATATGCTATAGCAAGAGAGATATATACCATAGTCACATGAATCAGGTTAGTAAAGACAACAAATCCGTAATAACATTAGTGGAGATTTAATATGGGAACTCATTTCGAGTTAGTTGCAGAGTTCAATAGGAATATCTTGGGGATTGGTGCCAGGCCCCTTGGAATCCAGCCTGAGAATGAGGCTAAGCTATCCGTACGGCAGCTTATGGAAGAGGCCGAAGAAATGGCCTTAGCCAATAGCTCTCAGGATTTTGTGGGGGTAATTGACTCAGCAATTGATTCAATATACTTCGCCTATGGAATACTGTATAAACTCGGTCTGGACAATGAAAAAGTAGATAGGATATTCAATAGTATCCATAACTACAACATGACAAAGAAAAGAGGGGTAAAATCTGGTCGTGAAGGCTTTGATGCAGCAGATGCTGTCAAGCCCACTAACTTCGTCATGAGTCCTGAAGAAAGAATAATGCACATTATATCTGAGGGATGATATGTCTATAATCTTAGAGGGTCCCAACGGCTCTGGGAAGTCTACTCTAGGATTTAGACTGGGTGAAGCTACCGGCTTGGGCGTAGTCCATGCCGGTATCGCCCCTAAATCTAGAGATGAGGCTATATTCAGAAGCAGAGAACAGATACGATCCAGTAACGTAATATTGGATCGGGTTACGCCTATATCAGACTATGTATATAGGATGGATAACTTGCCAGAAAACCTACGTACATTGTATGATGCATTTAATAGTACACTGTCTAAGTCCCATGTTATAATATACTGCACAGCGGATGGAAAATTCACTAAGAAGGACTATTACACTGATGATCACTATGAGGAGATTGTAAAGAATCGTTTAGCCATACGGAACAGATACGATGAGGTTATGTCGAAGATCCCCCATATAAAGTACAACTTTAGGAGCGATGATCATGAAAACTTTATACAGTTTATCAAACTGCACTGCCCTCGATATCTTTAAGTTGATAATGACAGAGGGTATAGAGTCCAGGCCTAGAAACGAATCCATACGTGAGATAAATTACTTTAGGGCAACCATCGCAAATCCATGGTCTACCTATGAAGGAAGAAACTATCCACTATCCTATCTGAAGAAAGAGTTCCAGTGGTACCTAAATGCAGATCCAACAGATATGAGAATCTGTAAGTATGCAAAGATGTGGGCCAAGATAGTAAACAATGGAAGAATATTCTCAAACTATGGTTACTACTGGTTTAATAAGGATTATTTACAAGGTATATCAGGCTTCGACTGGGTGGTAAACTCTCTCAAGAAAGACCCATTCTCCAGACAAGCCTACATACCGATGAATGGACGTGACCATATATTTGAGGGTAACAGAGACGTGGTATGCACTAAGGGCGTGCAGTTTAGGATTCTGGATGGTAGCCTGGTTATGCATGCAGATATGAGGAGCTCTGATGCCATATTCGGTATGGGCACAGATTTGCCCATATTCAGGATATTGCAAGAAATGGTGGCTACTGAGTTAGGACTACCTACAGGACCCTTCGTATTCTCAGCAGATAGCATTCATATCTACGAGAAACATTTCAAGATGGTTGACGACATTCTCCATAATGGCGTAAGGTCATTCATACATACGGAGTATCCAAAGATAACCGATGTCAATGACCTTCTTACAGGTTCATTTCAATCAGAGTTCGGAAAATGGCTAATAGAGGATGGTACACTATGAGACTGTCGAAAGATGCGTATGCAATGAGTATTGCTAAAACGGTTGCATTGAGAGGTGAGTGCATACGTAGACAAGTAGGATGTGTTATAATGGATGGGAGAGGCAGAGTATTATCCACTGGTTTTAATGGTGTTTGCCCAGGACAGGTGCCATGTATAACCAGTCCATGCAAAGGGGCCGACGCACCGAGCGGTACCAGACTGGATGAGTGCATGGCTAGCCATGCAGAGATATCGGCCTTAGTTACACTGGAGAAACCGTTTAGTGCGAAGACTTTGTACTGTACAACTGCACCTTGTATAAGTTGCACCAAAGCCATACTACTAACTTCTATAGATAGAATAGTGTTTATGGAAGACTACTCCGCATCCGGAGAAAGTTTGTGGCGATCTGCTGGCCGAGAATGGTTTAAGTTGGAGGATTGAACATGTTACCACAAAAAGCACTGCACATGCACATAGAGTCTGATAAGAAGCGGCCCAAGTATATTGGTCAGTCATATACCCTTATGGAGAAACTAGATGGCTGGTATGGATTCCATGATACTGGACTCCAGATAAGATCTAGAGCGGATAGAGTAATACCATCTCTTCGCACTATGAGCATGATACTAAATGAGAAGGTATCAAGAAAAGGAAGACTGATCTTTGAAATACTGGTAGATGGTGTAACCGAGTTTAGTGAATTAAATGGATTGTTAAATCGCACCATTGGTGATTGTGAATGTAGAGAGGCTTATATAGTTGTACATGATTTCATACCTAATTGGAATATCAGTACGCCTTTCTATTCTAGATATAACTACTGTATGGACATAGTTGACAAGATAAACAATCCAAGAGTGAAGGTAGCTCCGATAATCCACGTATCTGACAGTCCAACGGCTTGGAAGGAACAAGCAGAAAAAATATGGGCGAAGGGCGGAGAAGGTGTGATCCTAAAGAGATCCAATGCTGGGTATAGTCCAGGAAAACGGAATTACGATTTGATGAAGATCAAAGAAGAAATTGAGCTTGATCTGCTTGTTATTGGAGTAGAAGGTGGAGAGGGCAAATACCTTGGGACAACAGGGGCACTCCGCTGTAAGTCCACTACGGGTGAGCACTCTGTATCAGGCATGACAGACCAGGAGCGGAATTTCTGGTGGGACAATCCTGAGGAGATAATTGGAAAAGTAATCAAAGTCAAGGCAATGAAGATAAATCCTGATGGCTCAATCCGTGAGCCAAGGTATATTTGCATTAGGCACGACAAACTTCCTGGCGATATTGACTGAGGAGCAAACATGATGTACACAGATACTGGACTAATGATAGCCCTTGCCTCCGTCTTACTATTTTTTATGTTTTATAAAACAAGGGGATGGAGTATCAGTTCAATAGCTTGGATGATAAATACAGTCATCTGGGCGATGATCGTGGTACAAGATGCTTACTATATGTTGCGAGGTGAAAGGTGAGTAAATTCATTCCGTTTTGTCCATGCTGCCAGTCATACAACACCGACGACAAGCACCAAAACCACTGCTTACTAGGCCATGCCGAACAGCACATTGCCGAACTGAAACAGATTATTGTTGATCAAGAAATTCATACGGGTGATCTTGAACAACACATTACTGAAATGGAACAGCGCCTCGCCGCTGCGGAGGCAAAAATCCCGCGATGGATTCCGGTTAGTGAAAGGCTGCCGCCGCTCGGAGTTAAGGTGGACATTATGCTGGGAGGCGTTGTACAAGATGAAACATACGAACTAGAAAAAGAAGATGATGATTGGGGGCTAGGCAAATATTTCTGGTCGCGTGATGACCTCGACGAATGCCCATCTGTGAACTGGGAAAACGATATGTGGATGCCACGACCAAAAGCTCAGCAGGTCGAGGGGGAGCGATGAGCATTTATAAAATACCCGATGGATATAGACTTCAGTCTATGTGCGAATATGAAACCATGATGAGTATTTTCGATGGATGTAGACAACTCGAACAGCACCTCGCCGCTGCCGAATCTGGCGCCACCCCGGCAGGTTATAGGCTTCAACCAATAATAGAGTACGAGGCGATGAACAAAATCGTAGAAGATCACTCGCGTCTCGAACAGCGCCTCGCCGCTGCGGAGGCCCGTATTGACGCACTGCTGAGAATGCAAGCTGCTGTGCAGGTTGTGGCAGATGAATCTGACGGCATTGCAGGCTGGCACATGAACGGAGAGATTGCAAAGTGGGAAGAAATCTTGCCAGAGATTTTCGAGGACCACACACAAATCAAGCATGAGGTGATTGATGATTGAAGTAATTGTAAAAATAACCATCAAAAATGTAATTCTCGAATTAACCGAACAAGAGGTTAAAGAATTGTATGAGACTTTAACAAAATTAGTTGATCCACCAAAACCATTGCCTCTACCGTCAGGCCCAATTTATCGAGACGACCGTCCTAAAAGCCCGCTGGAATATCCTTACCGAGTTACATCATTAACTGAGAGTGATAATAAATGAAAAGATACTTTACATTTGGACAGGCACATCGCCATGAAGTGAATGGCGTTGTATTTGACAAAGACTGTGTTGCAGAGATAGAGGCAGAATGCCCTAGGGATGTAGCACTAGAGCTGTTTGGAACTAAATGGTGTTGGGAGCATGAAGAACACTCATTAAAGAAAATAATGGAGTTCTTCCCAAGAGGGATAATCAAAGTTAGCTGATAAAGCTTGGCCCTGTCTAACAGGGCCATTTTATTTATTTTGGATCTGTTATTCCTTCGATAAAATTTGTCATAGTCTCTGGCAAATATTGACCAAGCGCTCTCAGTCTCTCATTATGTGGATCATCCCCTTGATACCCAGCGCGGACAACTTTGTGAATTGGGAACGCACCCGTCCCCTTGGCACCGTTAAACCATGGTAAGAATCCGGCAATGCCTTTTGTTGATGGAATTCCTCTGAGATACATACCCATATACATTCGTGGCAATATTGGCATTTTTCCAGTCCAGGGTCCTTGCAAGAACTTTTGCATCATGGTCTGGTTACCGTGGTTAGCCTTTATACCTGCGCCAGACAAACCAGAACCTGCTTGATTTCTTGCAATAAAGTCACCCTTTGCAAGACGCTGCAAAGTAGTAATTCCCTCATCACCAGACTCTGTCAACATTCTACGAGCATCTGTTGCCATAAAGTGGTTGCCAAGTTTATGCAGGTTAACATTGCCTGTCTGAGTCATTCCATCTTCCATTAACAGGTTCAATAGTGCATACCTCTCATTGAGATTATCCCAATGATCAGGAGTTATGGTACCCCCATAATTCAATCCTCTACGTACACTGTTATCAACCTGGGTCATTAGATCACGTAAAGCATTTGCTTGTACAAGATTTCCGCGATGAACTGCGCCATCATGCTCAAGCTTCAATTGCCTGCGAATGCGCTGAACGTTTGGTCCATCAACAGTTGCTGCTTGGAATCTTCCATTTGGCCCTCTTGTTACAAGAGATGCCGCTCTAAGCTGATCAACATATGCTTTTATTGTATTATAGGCCTTCTTAGCATCGGGTGACTTATTGCCAACAAGAGATTGATATGTATTTACAAGATTTTGTAAATCATTTCTTTCAAGTCTTGCCCTTGTGCCAGACACAATATCCTCGTACTCTCTAGACAAACTGTCACGATAAGCACTGAGTGACCCAGGTGCGAAGGCTGACCCATCGGCGTTTGGCATACCTATAGCTCTTGCCGCAGTCCTATTTGCTATAAGTTGGTTATGCCTGTTTATTTGACCCATATAATCAGCAGTTGGGTCAAACTCTGTTATGCCATGCTCAAACCTTTGAAGCCTGCGAGATCCAGTCTGCATACCAGGAGTTAGGCGCATGCCTTGATCTTTAAGGAAGTCAATTATTGGTTGCTCAGTATGAGGATCCCAATATACAGGTGCCCTTAGAAATGGCATTTCGATAGCCTTACCAGTTGTGGATCCAAGAATGCCACTTACAAATCCACCAATAGGATTACGGTCAATGTGTAGTGTGTCCTCAGCTGCGCTCATCAGACCCCCACCGAGGATATCACCAAGCAATCCTCTTCTGTATGGATCATAGATAGGTAACTGAGCTGCTCTCCTTGCAGCCTCTCTTGCTATATGGTCAACAAACTCTGTTTTAGCTCTTTGAGCAAGAGGAGCAATATATGGAGTGCCAGATGCTGCGGCCCTATTAACCCCTCTAACAAATGCGCCTCGTCCGGCTCTGGCAGTATCAACAACCATTCTTTCAGCCGTGTTGACAAAACCTTCTGCCGCAGCCTTTGCTGTCCTTCCGCCAACTGCCCCTGTTACAACATATGGCAAAGAAGCTCCAATACCAGCAAGGCCTTGGTTCTCATCCATCTCTCTGAATAGTCTATCTTTTTCTTCTTGTTCTTTTACAATCCTATTCCTATCCTCATAAGCCTTTTCTTCAGATGCAAATGGAACAACTGTTGCCCTAAGGAATGCATCCATATTCTGGGCGCCACTATACAGCTTATCTGTTTCTCTCCCTGCAAATATCATTGCATCACGAGGCACTTCGCCCCACGTTCTATTCTGTGCTTCATAGGCACGCTCAAAAGCAACAGGTCCGCGCTCAACCAATACACGCTTCAGATAATCTGTATTGGCCCTTTCATCATATCTTTCCTTTGTCTTAAGGCCATTTATCAGCCGTTGGAATCTCTCCTGAAGGCTACCAGTTACTTCAACCATCGGCAGCGGAAGCTTTGGATTTGGGAGCTTATGGCCCTGGACAACCTCCCATTCACCATCAGCTGTGGTTTCAACCTCTTCCCAGACTTCATCATTTTTAGCCATTAGAGTTTCCTCCTACGTTTCTTGCCATCAGAAAGCTCTTGATACTGGTATCCACCTTCTTGCCACTCTCTAACAACAGTAGGCGCAGCGGATTGTTGTGGCTTTGTAGCAGGCGAAGGTTCAGGAACACCTCTCATAGATCTCCTTCTTGCAGCAATTGTTGCAAGGTTTCTTTTTGTCAATTGAATGTTCTGAGCAATGACTGCCTTTGGTTGGCCAGCTGTAGGAAGCTGGAGAATAAAGTCAATCTTTTCTTCAGGTCCAACTGATGTACCTCTAAAAGCTTGCAATAACTGGTTACCCAATGCAATGGCCAATGAGTGTGCCTCTACATCTTCAGGTTTCTTCACTTCACCAAATACATCAAGCAACCTATCTGCTGCAGCATTGAGTATACCACTACCGCTACGGTAATCATCAATAATGCCTTTGAAGCTTGATAGGTCTGCCTGACCAGATGAAGTAAGTTCCTCAAGTCGCAGCAACATGTCTTCCGCTGCGGCGAGTGACCCCTCTTGTTTTGCTTCCTCTGCAGTAATCTGATTCCCAAAGCTCCATCTACGAGCGGCGGCTTGATCATAAGTAAGACCAAGAGGAACAGATGTAACCCTATTTCCATCTTCATCAATAAGGTTCTGCGCATCCTCTCTTGTAACAAGCTTGTTACCCATGTCGATAGTAACGCTTGACCCAGACTTCATGGCATGGGCTCTAACAAAGTCATTGAATGCTTTTGTCCCAGGCTTATAACCAAGATCAAGAGCAACCTGCGCAGAGCTGCTTATCTTTGGCTGCTTCTTATCTACAGTCTCCTTGCTCTGTACTTGTAGCTCAGATATAGCTTGTTTCTGCAGTACTGGGTTGCCGGACTGCATCATAGCATCAAGCCTATTACGCCACTGCTGGAGCGGAGATGGTTCCTGATACTGTGGCATAGATTCAAGTGATTGTGGCACTCTAAAATTAGCTGCAGCCTGCTGTTCAAAAGATGCCTTATCAGCAAGAGCTTTCTGTTGAAGGAATTGCTGCAAAGCTGAGTAAGCTTTTGCAACAACAGCAGGATGTGACAGAGCATCCTCCGCTTGCTCTGCCTCAGACTTCATTATTCTAGCTGCGTACTGAGGACTTGCCCTCATAGCACGCGCTCTGACAAAATCCTCTAGTGTAGGCATAAGTCACCCCATCAAAGATTGAATATATTGGTTCATATAAGCCTGCCCAGGACGTTCAGGCTGTTGATAGCCACTAGCACCTATCATCTTCATCAGAGCCATTAAGCCACCTTGGTCTGGCTGACCCATTGGCATCTGAGTGGCATCTGCCGGTTGGGCATAAGCACCAGACATATCTTTTGGCTCAAACGGCTGAGCCATCCTATCAAACTGATTGAGCTCATCAAGAGCAGCAGCTGAGCTCATCGCATCCTGATCTGAAAGAATACCATCTGGAGACATGAGCCCCATATCATTGAAATAGTCATATGGGCCAGGCATTTCGCCGCCAGCCTGGACATAATCCATAAGACCGCCACCACCAAGCATCTGCAGCAAAATATCGCCTGGAGAACCTTTTGTTGCCAGCATCTGATTTGCCATAATTATTTTCCTCAAGGGCGAGTCATTACAGATACGCCAGCGCCCAAGCCTTTACTAGAGCCGCTTCCGCTACCCGTTCCAGAGTTTAATACGGTAGGCGCCCCTATAGCGTTACTATAGGCTCCTGCAGCCTGCCAAGGAGCCATATAGGGCGCGAAGGTTCCCATACCTAGGTTCTGCATACTTTGACCGTACTGCAAGCCTCCTTGCATTGCCTGCTGCTGTCCACCCAACATAGCCTGCATCATCTGCTGCCTTTGTAGCGTTGCTTGATCTGCTTGGCCAGCTATCTGGAGTTTGCGGTCAAGATCCTTGTCAAACGTGTTATATCCAGTCTGCGCCAAATTGCTCTGAAGATTCCTATTGATGTCTTGCATACCTTGGGCAGTAGCAATACCATGGCGCGAGCCACCTGACATCCCAGCAGCGGAAGCTCTTGCGTCCAGGTTGGATAGCATATTCCGCTGGGCGAGGTTGGCATCCTGAATGTACTGATTCTTCATAGCATCAGCATAGTTGTTGCCACTGCCGCCCATGATCATACTGTTGACTTGCTGCATATTGGTAGGGCTGTTAAGTGATTGGTTCAGTGAGCCCATCAACTGATTACCAATACCAAGGCCAGAGTATGCACCACCTTGCAACTGGTTCTGCCAAGCTGGCATAGCCTGTTGGTTGATGTTTTGCATATTGTTAACAGCACCTGGGATCTGTCCTTGCATGCCAGAGTTTGTTTGGCCAAATAGTTGCCCTACTTGGGTATACAGATTGTTAAGTGCCTGGCTCTGAGGATCCCAGACATTTTGTTGGAAAGACGACTCATTAGAGTTCTTTGCCTTAGACTTACCTGCTGATACACTTCCACCCATGTTATTGCTCCACGTTACACTTGATGATGGTAGATACTTCCTCCCACCCAAGATCTTTAAGTTTACGCAGCCAGCCTTTGCGGACAGCTATTCCGCGAAGCTCGCTGCAGTTATGATCCTTGGCTATTGCCTTGGCTATATCCAGGAATCTAAACATCCACAGATCCATCTCTCTGCCTCCAACCAGCGGAATGTATAGGCCACGCTGACCCGACTCGTATGTACGTACTTCAATGGTAGCAGCAGCTAGGACATCAGTTCCACGAGACACAATCATCATGAGGGCTTCTCCGCTGAGGAGCTTGGCTTTGGTTGTCTCCATGGTCACTTCACCATTTGCCTTGGCAATAGGAAGTGCTAGGCATGGCTCAACCTTTGGCCAAACTAGCTCCACAAGTGTAACTGGACAAGCTGAGATAATTATCCCAGTTGAGCCCAGCCCGTCGTCTTGTACAACCATAAGCCCTCTCCTGTTATGTCTGGTAGTATAGCAGCAGCAAAATACACAACCTCACCAGGTTTGCTCTTTGCTGGTAAAGTGTACCTTGGTGGAAAGTAATTTGACTGCATCAGAGCTGTGTTTATCTTGACCAACTGGCGGACAAGATACTCTCGTTCAGCATCATTAAATTCCTGAGGTGGTACTTCAATAGTTATGACTGCCATCACCTGACCCCCATTTCCTCATACTCAATGTCCATTCCGCTGAACTCCCAGCTTCCTGATCCTATGCTAGACAGACGCCAACTATGCAGTATGCCAGTAGTGCGGACATCAACTTTCCTGTCTACTCCAGGATTGAATACAACAGCAGGTTTCCAAAAGGTTGGTCCAGATGGAACCAACTGAGATCCTACCTGAATTGAGACAGGATTTGTTCCTTTGATATGTGGATAAACTCTTGTGATTGTGGCTGCATCTACAACGTCTGTAAGAGGAAAATCAGTCCTCTCTATGATTGAAGAAAGATCTCCAGAATCTCTTACATTTATTGGCTCCAACAACTTGATTGAAGTTGGGTTATTTGTAACACCAATAATGGCACTTGACAGCGGAGAGTTGTTGTTAGAGACCCATGGTTTTGTCTGGCTATCCCAAGTACCTGCAGTTGTTGCCCAAGTAATTGCAGGATTGGGTATAATGCCGTATGATGCAAAAGCAAGATCATCAGGCAGGTCACGGATCGACCAGCTATCATCAACCCAGTTATACACATAGGCGACAGTTGGAGAAGTTCCAGATCCTTGTGGAACACAGAACCAGATTTCCTTTGAATTTTGGTTCTTGACAACAAATGCTCTGTTGTAACTGTCTGAGTTAAAATGGGCATTGAACATGTTCTGGATTCTACCACGGATGATGGACTTTATATTGGTTCCATCATTCTGCAGTATATCACCATTGGACATGAAATAGTGGGATCCCTGTACCTCTACAATACAGTTCCTATTAAGCAACCCAACACTGTTAGACAGCTCACGTCTTGTCCAAATAAACTCTCCACCAGTGTAATCAAGAATGTCAATACCAAACTCAGAGTAGATACAAAATGAATCACGCAGAGACAAACCATCGACTATCGCACCATTATCTCCGCCTAGTGAGGCAACTCCAGCTATGCCAGAAGTATCTGCTTCATCCCAAGTGAATGGTAGCCCATTGATATCTGCTGCTGTAGACCACCTATAGGTGTCTGGCTGAGCAGTGGCTCCATCTGTAAGATTAAGAGCAAACAAGAAGTTCTTGTGTGACCTTATTACCTGTGCAGTGATGCCTCTATCTTCCCAGGTATTTACTGCATCCCAAGGAAGTGCTTGAAGTACCTGAGATGATGTAGCAGGACTCCAGTACTCTGGATATGCCTGAGGATTGTTGATTATTGGGATCTGCCCAAGATAGCAATGTGTCCAAAGGTACTCATCACCAATATTGAGCGTAGTATAGCCTTCCGCTGAGGTGATGTCACTCCAGTTGGCTCCATCCCATATTTGTACAGCAGTTCTTCCTGCCACCACCCAGTAATATGCATCAGGAGTAGACACAGGGAATATAAGACCACCAAAGAATTGATCCTCTGCTTCAGTCAGGTCTGCATAGCCACCTGTGCTAATAAGACTGTTCATATAAACCTTGAAGTTGAATCCATGGCTTATGAACTCATTAGGCAGATCCACAGGACTAATGTCTGTGTTCAAGCCCTTTGTGCCTATGTTATAGACTCTCAATTTTTTGGGCATCTTTATTACCTGCCAGTAATGTCATAGCCATATCTTGACGTCGCACAGTCTCATTACGCAGACTCTCTATGGCTGCTGCTACTCCACGCCCTTGAGCGGAATTCTCCACCATAAGGATAGGCAGCCAAGACATAGCACACTTCCAAGTGTCGTACACAGTGCCATCCTGAGCAGTGCCTACCATCTTGGTATACCACATACATCGATGGATCTTCTTATCATCACCAATGTATTCACACTTGCTCCCAAGAGGGCATTCTACAACAACATCCATTATGTCTTCCTCGCAATAATCGCATTAAGGTATTTTGGCGTAAAGCTCAAGGAAGTAGACCCAGTTATGCCATGGTTGTGAGCAGCACTGCCGCCTACAGATGACGTTCCGCCTGTCGATGCTCCTGCTCCATAATCATATGCAGGAGCGTTATGCGCTCCTGTTGGGGATGTAAATGGGCTGGCACTGGACGCTGCACCATGGTTGTGAGATGGGATCTCATTCAATGTAAGGGTGTGGCTGCCAGTAGTATGGGTATGATTCCATGTTTTGCTTATTGGAGAATCAGAACCGCCGACTCCACCTCCAGCGGTGGCAACTACCCTAAGCATGTAGTCGTTGTAATCAGTTACCTGTGTCCATCCAGTAGGAGCAGCTGCCTGACAAAATACCATCCTTGTCCCAACAGGTGCATACAGAGCAGTTAAGGATGCTGTATTGGCAGCCTCAAGTGCAGTGATGGCCGCAGGGATATTCTTGGTTGCGCCATCCACGAAGTTTAGCTCATACTCATTCACACTCAGCGGAATCTCAAACCCGTTGCCATTAAGCCCAGGGAACTGGGTCTTCAGGACAGACTTAATGAGCCTTATATGATCATCACCTTGGGATGTTGGATCTCCGCTGAGCGGCCAACTATCATCAAGGTCTTCAATACTTGTTGCTGCTTCAACGGCCATTTTCACACCTCAAATTAGTTACACTATCTGGCTCAATATTAGTCCAAGTAACACTGCTGCTGCAAGAATCGCGCCAGATGATATCATAATCAGACTCAGTGAATGTAAACGCTGTGAATGGCAAATGCCCAAATATAAGCAATCCAAACATATCAGGCTCCATTGTTAGAACGCATCAATTCTAGCCAATATGTTCCATTCCAAATCAGCTTGGCTGATTTTTGCTGAAATAGCTGCTGTGAACGCTGCATAACAATCTGTCATGCCATCTGCTACAACAGTTCCATAGTCATAGACAGTTGGCATTTTAGGATTAATGCCATAACCACTTTCAACTAATTTAAGCATACTATGCTCCTATTAAAGATTTGCCATAACTGCCAAGCGCCGCCGACCTGGCCGAGAGAATGCAAAGCGCAGTAACCACTATGCAGCCAAAACAGCTTCTGTCTTAAATACGGCATTGTAAAAACTAACGGCAGCTCCCGAAACAGTAGCGTCTGCATTGCTCGACAATGTTATCGTAGTTCCAGAAATGCCAGTAATGCGTAGAGGCCCGGTAACTCCAACGATGCTTATCCATTGTCCTACTTCCAAACTAGATGCAGTATTTACTGTTAATGTTGCTGACCCGCTAGAAATAGAGCCTGTTGTAGACCCGCTATTCAGAGTGCCCTGAGTGCCCTTCTGGACGCATTGAGTTCCTGGAGCGCCACCTGCGCCAGCGTCCCAAAATTTCAATCTTTGGCCAACTGAATAAGTACCAGTTGTCGGCGTGGTGGTAAATCCGCGTAAAAAATTCCCTAAAGTCATGCCTATAAATCTGTTGTTTTCTGTGACCACTATGGAGTGTGAAGCTGTGCTACTTGCTACGCCATAATTAGCCTTTCCTGTAACTATGTTCATCACAGTGTTTCCGTCTACGAATCCATTCGTGCACCCGTAGAAATTTATACCTGCACGGAAGAAATCATTAGTATCGCCAGAAGTATTACAGTCAATTATGGTATTGTTGATTACCACGGCATAATTCAGCAAACTGAGCCACATGGCCCCATAAAGACAGTTGCTGAATGTGTTTCCGTCAACAATTCCAATCGGCCAACGAGATCCGCCATTACCTAGAATAAGCGGTTGATTATTTACTACGTCTATAAATTCATTGTCTTTTACCACAAGCTTATTGAGTACGGATGCTATTGAAACGGTTGAAGCAAGAAAGCAAAAAGCTCCCTTAAACCTATTATTGCTGACGATCTGATTACGGCTACCGTAATGAACTCCAATAAATGACCCTATAAAGTCATTATTGTGTATGGTACAAGTTTCTGATATTCCGCTCAGAACTCCAACCATAGGTCTTGTTGTTGTAAATCCGTCGTCGTTTATAAACATACAGTTTTCAACTACACAGTTTTTTAAGTTCCCCAGTGTGCCGTCACCTTCATAAACACCATATCCGGCTATAGGACTGGAGGCAGATGATGACGGTTTAATATTTTTAAAAGTCGTTCCTGTAACTCTGCAATCCTCTACTTCAAACGCATAAACGCCAGTCGGATTATTATATGACCCAGTTCCATGATTGGATGCTGTCTGCTGTATAATCCCGCCATTTACACGGACTAAACCGCAAGGTGTTGAGCCACTTTTGCCCAAATAGATACCGTTGTTGAAATTATCCAGGTTGATACTGTTTACTGTTACATTGTCGCAACCAAGAATATACAAATAGTATTGACTTAAAGCGGTTGACTGCATAAGACCGGTGCCCTTGCAACCTTCAATAGTTACGCCGTCACAGTCATCAAAATATAAATATGTGTTCTCGGTTTTGAAATGTACGTCTTTAATTCCTACGTTATTTTTAGAAGTAGCACCAAATTGGTTACCGGCAACAAATTGAAAAATCGTCGAATCACCAAAACCAACAATCCGCGAATTATCAACAAACACATCAGGCAATGTTGTATCAAACAGATATGTGCCAGGAGGGCATATAACATCACCCCCTGTCACACCTAATGCGGCCATTGCATCGACCAGAGCATTCGATGATGATTCAGCCCCGCTTATGTCTGCGCCATAATCTGTTATCAGTACAAAATTAGGATTGATGCCATAACCACTTTCAACTAATTTGAGCATATAGACTCCTAATCAAAATTGAAACACTGTGAGCCTATATGTCTCACTAGTCATAGCTATTGGAGCGGCGGTTATATTCATTGCTTTCAGTGCCACTGTGTTTGTTGCGGATATATAAGCAGTGATGACAATACCATTTATAACACTATTTATAGGCATTCCTAATGCAACGGAGTCTCCAACAGCAACTCCGGTCAATGTAGCAGTTACTGCTGCACTTAAACTATTAGCAGCCACAGAACCTGTGAAATTTGTTGTAATTGTCGTTGAGTAGATGTTCTTTAATGTTGTTCCATTTGTTCCACTGTTTTTAAGACGTAATCCAGCATCAAACTGTGTCAACGATCCAAATTCATAACTTGCACTAGGATTAAAAATACCAAATCCTGTGTTTCCATTTTCATCCATGTAGATTGCTGGTATAGCCGCAGTTGCTTCTGTTGATCCAGCCAAATACAATTTAGACTTCACAACCCAAGTGACTGTGTTATCTGTAACACTAGCCCCAACTTGTCCTGGTGTTGGTTCAGATCCACCAGTAGTTCCTCCTGTAGTGCATTCGAGATAGAGAAAATCTGACTTATCCAGATAGCGGGTATCGCCAATGATTACAGTTTCTCCGGCGGACCACTTTGTTGTAACTAAAGTGGAAACAAAGCCATAACCCCGTGGGAATAGCCCGATGTTTGTACGACCAGTGGTGCCGTCTTTCTTACGACCAAAATATACGGCATTAGAGCCGTTGATTTGGAAATAAACATCCGGATGAGGAAGAGCAGGCGTGCCTTCCGACCGAGTAACGAGGCGTGTGCGTATCAGGCCATCGCTATCTGTATGCGACTCCATCCCTAAAGACTGGCGCGATCCAGACGGATCTCCAATTATATCCTGTCCCCACACTCTGATAACTGATTGTGCTTCATTTGTGCCCACCTTTGTTCCATTGGGAACAGCATTAAATGTAGCTCGTTCATCAGTATCAACAGTGCGTACAACTAATCCACGCTCACTGGGTAGTATTTGATAATCCGGATTGGCTTCTGAATAAAAATCTATCTGTGAAAGTTTAGCCGTCGCTGCTGTTCCTGCTGCCGTAAAATCTGAATCAGATGCATAATCATCACGAGAAACCAGATCCCTACCCTTATCTTGCAAAGTGCGAGCAACAGCTCCTGCCCCATCTGCTATAAAGCCAACTAAATCTGAGCCATCAGATGCCGCAAGATTTCCGCGAAGATCCAGATCAGGAGTTACTGGAACACCCAGTTTAACAAGTACATAATCATTTGCCCCAAGGATCTTATTCAGCAGGGTTATAGTTGATGGAGCAGTAATGGTAAAGTCTGTCCCAAAACGCTGGATAACACCAGACACATACACATCCAGATTGTTGAGCGTCTCAACAAGAGCTGTTGTATTAGATGTTAATACAGTGTCTGATCCAGAGGTAACAAAATCAGCATACTCAAAATACTCTTCGATCATCTGGAATCCATTATCCAGAATCAGATCATCTATTTGTCCTTGTAGTGTTGCAGTTGCATCAGCAAGGTCATCAATCGTTTCTTGTATAGCAACACCGTGAGAAACAATGGCTACCTGTATGCTTGTAGAGCTGGTTATTGGGTCTCCAGCTGGATTATAAACAAGGTCATCTGTTGATACTTGGTGAGGGTTGCTAGTATTGGAAATATGTGCAAGCAGCTCCTCATAGGCATCAACACTAAACGTACATGCAACAGTTGCATTTCCGCTGAGTGAGATGGCTGTTGGATTTACGTCATTATATGTATTCCCAACAAGTGTACATTTGACTGTTGTCCTGACGAGAATTTCATTACCATCAAAACTACCAATGCCAGCTTCCCTGTTGCCATTAGCATCTTCAATAGAGTACCATACATCTCCAGCAGGAATCGCACTGGCAAAGGATGCGAATCCAACAGCTGGGCCATCTAGAGTAATTATTCCTGTTCCAACTGTGCTAGTAGATTCTAGTACCCAATTGCCTACTGCAACCATTTCAATCTCCTAATTCTGCGATAAGGTCAATGGTGCCAGAACTGAATTTCAGCACACCACCGGTGAACGTATACGCAGTGTAATAGTATGTCCCAAGGGTAAGAGCATTGAGATCACCAAACACTGCATCTTCAGCCGTAAGTTCAAATGTGCCAGCGGGCAAATCAGGATCAGCGCCTGTTCCAACTCCTATACTCTGGAACTCCACAAGAGCATTACCTCTCCCAGCGGAGGGCGCTCTCAGAGGATCTGTGTCATACAGTGTGAACTCATCAATGACGCCGTTAAATGCAGACCCACCAGACTTGAACATCTTGGTGGTGGAACTAAACTTGATCTTCTTCATTTGTCCTGGTGTCAGACCATCATCAAACGTCACCCCCGCCACTGTTGAACAGTTGTCGGCAGCGTCACAGCGCATGATCCAGCCCCACAGGTCTTGATAGCTCATGCCGTTGGCTTCAAAGCTGATCTCTGTCGTAGTTGCTGGCTTCTGGCTGCTCCAGATCGCGCCGGTTGCCGCTTTAACATCCGCAACGCTTGGAACCGTTGCGCTGGTCGTGATCATCGCGTAGTCGGTGCCGCCAATCTCATCTGCATTACATAACAGTGTTGCGGTATAGCTTCCTTCGCCGTTCCTGACATTGTTCACACTGCAATTAGACAGTATCGGTGCCGTGGAGTCTGCTACTGAGTAAGTAACGTCATCTTTTATGATGCGCGTCGTCCAGTTTTTACGCATGACAACCTCGTGCAAATCCATCGTTAGATTTGCAGCAGATCCAGATAGCCAACCCGCTGTAAATTTGTATGAATAAGCTCCATCCGATACCCAAGAAACTACGACTCTATAAGTGTCGTCCGGCATTGTGTAATTGCGTACAACAATACTTGTTCCATGCTCAGCCTCAGGTGTTGCTGACCTGGCCAATGATCCAGCCGTACCAGCAACTCTGATCCTTTTACTTCCTGCCATCGTTGGGATATCAAAATACACATAATTACAACTGTCGCCACTACAGCTATACGTCGTATCAAAACGTACATTGTCGCCGGCAACCACAGAGTATGAACTTCCGTATGTCCAAAATGCGTTTCCATTTCCTGAGCTGGATTTACTTATCCTTCGTCCAGACGTATATCCCCAGTTGTCAAGATCTGCGCGATTTTGCGTTGTTGTGTTGGTTACGCTCATTGATATGGCATTGATCGCCGGATTTGCTATAAACGTCTCATCGTAACAAGTGACAGTCCCAGATGTCGCCCAGTCTGTAGTATCGACACCAGCAAACTTACCGCTTGCCAAGCCAGCGTAGTCCCATTTGACTGCAAGCGGTGTCGAGTCTGTCGGACCTTTCATGGTGCAATTTGTGATGTCATTCATGCCGGTGACGGTAAACTCAATCGGATCTTGTTCAGAGTCTATCGCGGCCCCTGCATTAACATTCAGATCGGAAGCTGTTCCGCCACCTCCACCTCCGCCACCGCCACCAGTGCCTTGCCCGCTGTAATCATCGGCCATGATCGCTAGCATCTGCGCTTCCGTTTCGGTGTCTGCGATGCCCTGTTTTATTGTGTCGTAATAAATCACATGCTGGTGATCCCATGTGCTCGTATTACCATACGGGCCCAGTTTCCACCATCCTGTAGTTTTATTACGCATGGCAGTCCTGCCTGAATAATTTATTGCAGGAGTACAAGCGTCCCATTTTGCGCAATTGATCCAAACTTTAAGCAGGCCATGCCCTGTTGGATTCTCTGCGGCTGTCTGCCAGCTTCTGCGATGCCGAATAATCACATCGTTCCATGCGTCTTTCTTCAGGTTGATCCAACCAAACTCTTGATATATCTCGGCAGCCCCTGGGGTAGTGACGGTATTGTAATACCCGTCAACAAGCATTTGTGGCCCACCAGTTAAAGTAAAGGCAAAATCCCTACCGTAATCAGATCCGACGCTACCTATCCAGGTGGCGATAATGATACGCTTGTAAGCGTATTCTCCGCTGTTCCATGCGTTAAAGTTGCCCTCGTCAGAGGGCAAATAAAACGAAAATCGAAACCACCGATCAGCGCCCATGTCCCAATTGTCAAAAGTTCCATCTCCTTTCCCATGTCCTATCCTTATCTGATTTCTGTGTCTGTCGGTGTCTCGAAATGCAGACTCGCAAGGGTTGCGCCCTTGCACATTCGGATACAGGGAATGCCTAAACATCCTGATAGACTTGCTGCCAGTGCGGACATGTTTTGTTGATAACTCAACATTGTTGAACAAATCTCCGGAAGATTTGGCAAAACAATTGCCGTGCCACCAATACCCATCCGTTGGATTCCTGACGTTGGCGGCTGACAGTGCATTTTCCCAGTCCAGCTCCCAAGTCGTCGCGGCATTCGCCACCAGCGGAAACAATAACAACAAAAGAAACCTAATCATTTTATTCAACCTTCAATGTGATGGTTTTAGGTTTGCTGGCAGCAATGGTCTTACAAACTTCACCGGACCAATCTGATGCAACATCAGCAATAGTTCTTACCTGATAACAATACTTCCCCGGCTTGCTAACAGTAACCTGAGCTTTCAATTCTTTGGTTTTAACCACACTGGTATACTTCAGCTCAACTGGAGAACTGCCATACCTAATCTCATACTCCTTGATTTCGGTAGGAGCTAACTTAGTTCCATCTACTCTTTCTGTTGGAGCAGTCCAACTGAGCTTGTTAATTTCTGCAAATGCTACTGGAGCAATCAATAACAGGATAAATATCTTTTTCACGGTTGACCTCTATTGGCTAATGCTATTAATGCCTCAAGAAAAATTTTACCAATCCACCCAAATATAGCAACAATTCCTACACCAAACACGTGAACCTTAATTTTCTCCCACCTTTCTGCGGCTCTTGCCTCTCTGTTTACAACTGCCTTTAGAACAGCAGCTTCTTCCTCAGAAATGTGGATATATCGAAGCATAACATCATCAATTTCCATACGGATTACCTTTGATATAGCGTGCTCAAACCCGGCCTCGCCATAACACCGATAGCCAGTATCATGTATCTGGTCAAGGGTCACTAACTCTGATTGAGTTGGTATTTTCTCACTCATTTACTTCTTCCATTTTGCCACAATACCTTCAAGGGCACCGCCAGCAAAATAGAAACCAAGGATCAGGCTTGCTGGGAACCCTAGGTTGTCATTATTGCGAGAGGCTAACATATCAGAGATTTGGATCAAGCGGGATGCAGTTGTCTCTACATCAGCCATTGCAGCTCCTGCAAATAGGCAGGCACACAAGATCCAAACTAGAACGTATGGTACAATCACAAAGACTGCAATCCAACGTTGAGCCAATTTAAATGGCTCGATGTTCTTGAGCACTTCCAGATAGTGCACAGCTTTCTCTTGATCGCTGAAATTTAGCTTATCAAGACCATTAGCAGCCTTTTCAACTAGATCAGCGCCACCAAACAACTTTGCCCAGAAGCTCATATCATTCAGACCTTATGCGCAATGGAGTACCTGACCAACGGCTCATAGAATCATTGGTGTGGATGTCTGCCAGAACTTCCTTGAACCTAGTATCCCAAAGGGCAATAGATTCTTTATCCTTTAGAAATGCATGGATCTCAGTCAGCAGACCAAAAACATAGGCATCTGGATTCCCAAGAGATAGCCAGTTCTCAGGGAAAGTGGTACTCAACGGAATCAATTTGCGGTAGTAGATCAGCTCAATTATTTTCCCTGCTGCTTGAATCGGCATGATCTGAATCTGGTTGGCAACTATGGTGTAATATACACTCTTGAGCCCATCAAGACCAGATATGTTGTTCAGTTGCTCTGGGTTGAGATACTGAAGAGTTGTCTTATAAGATGAAGCTGCCTCTCGTATTTCAATGTCTCTCATGCCTGCAAAATCATCAGGCAGAGTGTAATACTCTTTGTCGGTTATAGTAATTGTTGTTGTTCTTGTAGACATATCCATTGTCTTCAGAACACGGTTGATTCTTGACTCGACAACACGCAGGAAATCATCCACTCGGTTAGCAACTTCCGCGTCTGTCCTGTCAGCATAACTCAGGGCCAAAGCAACTATTTCAGCGTAATTCATAGTCTATCCTCAGCCATCATCTTAGCAAGAGTTATTGCTCTGGACTTTACTTGCTCAGCCCAAACACTATCAATCATCTCATTTGCAGC